TAATAAAGAAAACAGGTTCTTGGTATTCTTTAGGGGATATTAGGGTTCAAGGGATGACTTCTCTAAAGGACGCTATAAAAGAAAACGAAGAGCTATTAGCACAAATACAAGATGACTCTACCCCCAACTAGTAATACCGAGCAAGAAATAATAATAGCTGAATATTTAAGCGAACTTGGATTTAGATATACACAACAAGAATTTTTTCCTCCATATAAGGTAGACTTTTATATAGAAGAGATAAATACTGCCATAGAAGCAGATGGGGTTTATGGACATTTATCTAAAAGAGATAAAGTTAGGGATAAAGTTTTGATGGATAAATATAACATTGATGTTGTAATTCATATCAAAGAAAAAACAAAACCAACAATACAAAAGGCATTATGGCAGGAATTAAACAAATAACTGAAACAAATAAAAAGAAAAAAGCTCCTAGAGATAAATGGCTTACTAAGATAATAGACGAGCATTTAACAGAAGTTGATACCCCTCCACGAGGTGGTGTGTTTCATCCATCAGCTTTAGGCAATCCTTGTGACAGGTATTTGTGGCTTTATTATAATGCTAAAATCCCGGAGCAAATATTAGAAGCTAGAATAAAAAGAATATTTCAAAATGGAAACTTTTTAGAAGACCGTGTTGCTTTGTGGTTTACAGATTTAAATATTCTTATAGATAGAGAAATTTCTTTAAAACAAGACCTTCCTCCTATTTCTGGAAGAATGGATTTTTTGATAAAGCACTTAGAGTATGGAGAGTTACCAGTAGAGTTGAAGTCAATTAATAAGTTTGGCTTTACTCAACTTTCTGCAGCGAAGCCAGAGC